ACAATTATCCACAAGAAAAAAGGCACAACCTTTCAGGCTGTACCTCTTGCTTTTATTATGTGATTTTTGCGGTTTCGGACGATTCGTTCGGTAGCGTTGCCTCGCTGTTTTCAGGTTCCGACTGCCCGTCATTTTCAGCCGTAACGTTCTTAAAATCAATCGGCGTAAGTTTGACGTATTCGAGGAAATGCTGCATAAGGTCTATCTGGTCGCGCATATATTCGACGGTATCGACGACAATATTTTCAAAGCCCATTTTATATCCGAAAACGCCTTGCATTGACACGGCAAACAGTTTGAGTAAACACGCCGCAAACGTTGCCCAGTTTGGCGTTATAATAACCTCGCAAACAATTAAAGACATAAGCACAGACGTTATAAGCGTTGTTATGAATTTAATTCCGAAATTCCATTTTTTCTTTGTCTGCGGGTTCATTCCGAGAGGGCTGCGTTTATTGTTTCCCCTACCGCGCTTGAAAATCATATCGGGCGTGAGAGTTATCGGTTTTACCTTGTTTGCACTTAGAATCGTATCTGCTTGCATTTTAGACAACTTTTTTTCGTCCACGAGTTTTACAAGCGTTTCCTCGTCTTTCCCTAAATACTTTTCCTTGTATTCGGCATATTCAATGCCAACGTCAGCAAGAATAGTCGCTCGCGTGAGTTCGAGTTCTTCTTCTATATAATATTGACAAAATTCAGGTAGCCGCCCCTGCATTTTATTTACGGCTATTTCATTTTTTACGCTATCGTAATCGTCTTGTGCGTCCAAAAACGTTTCCGATTCTTTCCCCGCCTTTGTTCCACTGTCCGAACAGTTCAAATACATACTGTACGAGCAAAACAGTAAAACGAAAAAAGTTAAGCCGAGAGCCGTCCAGTCGGCAAGACTGGAAAATTTTAGATCCGTGGTAAACGCTACGATTACCACAAACATTATAAACGCGCTTACAAAAATACCCGTATTCCTAAGTAACTTTTGAAACAGCGACTTTTTCGCGCTCCGCGACTTAATTACGCGCTTATCCAGCGGTTCTTGCGTCGTCGGTTGTTTTCTTTCTATTGTTTGCATTAGACATTGCCTCCTGTTTTATCTTGCGGCGATATAAAGTCCGCAGCAACAGGTGCTTTGTCGCTATTTTCAATACTCTCGCCCACTTTGTATAAGCCTGCGCCTGCGGCATTACTTACAGCACCCACGGCGGCTATAACAAGCATTTGCTCTATTATCTGATACAGCCCCCAGAGCGCAACAAAGAGTATTACCCACATTACCCAGACGGCTGGCGTTTTTATTTTCTGCTTAAAAACAAGCAGAATCGGAATAAGCGAAAGCAGCGCAAGAACGACAAACACGCCTGATACAGTTGCCTCAGAGCCTTTATTTACCCACATAGGGAAATAAGCACAGGTTGCCGCCAGCGGTGCGCCAGCGTCAAGCGCAACAACGCTTGAATAGCGAATTATTTTGCCTTTCGTGCTATTTTTCATATCACACCTCCGCGTCGCCGCCCGCCTCCGTATCTTCAACGCTGTTTACGTCTTTCAATGCCCCGACATATTTTAATTGTACAAGGTCTTTAATTGCTTGCGGAATATTCTTGTTATTCGCATAAACGGCTGAAAGAATATCCAGCACCGCTTTGCTGTATGTAATCATTTCCTGAAACTGAGGGCTGCGTTCAAGTTCCGTTTTTGTAAGTTCTTTTACATATATTTCAAAGTCGTTGTATTTTTCAATTAAGGTATTTGCCGCTTTTATCACTTCCGCGTTACTTTCGGTATTTGCCGCTGTTTCTGCCTGTATATCCGATTTATGCCGCTTATTGTCTTTAATTTCCTTTCTTAAACTGACAATAACGGCAAATATCGTGCCTAAATTAGTTGCACTAAGCAGCGGCACTATGTTTTCCTTGCACCACGCAAAAATTTGCCCGAAAAACGTGTTGTCCGTCGTCGGCTGTTCTTCTGCTTGCTCTAAGGCGGTACTTTCCGTTGCTGACGGCGTTTCGGCGGCATAAGCCTTATTCGTGGAAACCGAGCAAAAAAAGCACACGCAAAAGGAAAGCGCAACCGCAAGTAAAAGAATGATATAAATACGATTTTTAGATTTGATTTTCATAGATTACCTCCGTTATTCAAAGTCGTAACCCTCGATAAGCCTATCGAGTTTTTTCACAATTTTGGACTGTTCGTTGTTCAGGTGCACAATGTCGTTTTTTATGTCCTGAATTTCCGAGAGAACAGCAATTATTTGCAGCGGCGTATCTACGCCGTTCGGACAACAAATTACTTTGCCGTCGATACGTTTTACATAGATACTTTCGCACGCGTATTTCGGCGCGTCTGGCTTGCCGTTTAGAACAACGACGGTGCATTTTACAATACTATCCAGAAAGTCCGCAGGAATCCTGCAAGTTTCCTTTTCAAGCATACGATAAAGGCTATTGCGACCAGCATTCTCGAAAATTGCCGTTGCCCCGTCTGGTGCGCCTGTAAATGTGATAATAAGTTCGTCTGTAACGACTTCGGGCTCTCTTGTTAAAATAAAGCCCTTTTTAACAAGTTCAATGAGTTTATATTCCATTTTCATAATGCGCTCCTTAACTGATTACGAAATAATCGTCGCTGAACTCGTTCCTGTTCGCGGTAATTTCTTCGTAAGTTTTGCCGTCAAGGTCGTTTACCCAGATTTCAAGCGCGTCGTCGCGCTCTCTTTCCGAGAGAAACCCCTGCGCAATCTGCGCGTTCGCCTTTTCAAGCCACTTTTGCTTACTGAAACGTTTTGCTGCCATTTTAATTTACCTCCGTAATAGATTTAAGCCGCTGACAATACGGCTGCGTTATGCGCCATAAATTTACACGCATTTCCTTTTGTAATAATAGGCTTTATATTCTCGACGTAATATTTCTTGAAATTGATACGTTTCGCCCAGCCCATATACGATAAAAACCTCATTACTTGCCTTAATCTCACACCAAAACGTTTTATTTTTCGGACGGCGCGGGTTAGCGAGTAAAACATTTTCTTTCTTAAAACGGTGTATTTCCCGTAAAATCTGTAACCGACAAAATCAATAGGTCGGCTGCCGAATTTCCAGATTTGCCAATCGTGTTTAAGTTTCAAATTTTCTTTACCCAAACTTTTATCGAACGCGATTTTTGCTTTGTGCAATTTTCTTTTGTTCGCGTCCAGAAATACAATGTCGTCCGCATATCGCGCATAATGCTTAATACGCAAATCTTCTTTCGTTTCGTGGTCGAAACGCTGCAAGTAAAAATTTGAGAACGCCTGCGAGGTATAGTAACCTATCGGCAAGCCAGAACCTCCGTTATCGAGAATTTCGTCGATAAGTTTCAAAACCTTTTTATCTTTGATTACACGGCGAAATTTTTGTTTTAATGCCTCAATGTCTACCGATTCAAAGAAGTGGTGTATATCCGCTTTCATAACATATTTGATACGTTTATCTTTCTTAATGAAATGCTCGATTGCTCTCTTTGCTGCAAGTGTTCCGCGATTTTTGACAGAACCGCAGCAGTATCTATCCATTCCGCGATTTATTATCGGCTCGATTACTTGCATAAGTGCCCAATGTATAATCTGGTCTGGATAGAATTTCGGCACTTTTATATGCCTGATTTTCTTGTGCTCCCGCCGAGTTTTTAATATCGGCGGGGCAAAATAGTAATTTCCGCTGATTAGTTTTTCTCGTATTTTATCCGCATAACGTTCAGGGTTTTCCGCAGCGTCTTTAATAATTCCGCGTTTCGATTTTTTATTTTTCGTCGCATTATGTATGGCTAAAATAATGTTATCTTTCGACACTATTTTTTCAAATAAATATCCTGTTCGTTTCATTGTGTCCTTTACTTTTCAAAGAGTCTTTGTTGCTGCCTTATGGTGTTTCAAATTCTTTCGACTTACTAAACCACACTCTTTACGGCTATTTCTGACCGAGTGGTCTGTGAATTATAAACCCTGTTTTTATTCCTTTTGCAACAAATTCGCCCGCCGATGTTCGAGTTCGCGTCCGACGCGGTGTTGTTCCCGTTCCAATTCCAGAGCCCAGCATTCGCGCCGTTATTCCAGTTCCCGCCGCAGTTCAACACGGCTGTATTCGGTTTATAACCCCATTTTTATAGATAACTATGAGAAAAATTTTTCTTTTTTCGGGGGAAGTTTCCCCCGTTAGCCCCCTCAAAGAGGTTTATAACAAAGACGCCCGCCGACGGTCGAGTACGCGTCCGACGCGGTGTCGCTCCCGGCCCAATACCAGAGCCCAGCACTCGCGCCGTTAAGCCAGTACCCGCCGCAGAACAACACGGTGCCCGTGTTGTTGACGTAATAATAGTCGCTATAATGCGTCGTACTACCCGCACCTATCGCGGTTGCATAACCTAAGAGAGGGTTTTTAGCAAACGGCGTAACCTCTTTCAAATAGCCCTCAGACATAAGTCTGTCGCCCATATAGGTATAAGGCGCGTCGTGTTTATCGTCGGCATAATATTCTGGATCTTCGCAAACATAAATTTTTTCAGTATCAAAATTGATACCGTCGCACCACTTCCAGACATTGCCGAACGGGTTTTCAATACCTCTATACTTGCAGGCGTGCTTGCCGTCCGTGTTGCAAGTCGCGCAGTCCTCAACGTGGTTAGTATTCCACGAGCCCGACGCAGTTTTTACAAGGTCGGTATGCCCAGTAATGAGCGCAGCGGTATTTTCGCCGTTCGTCCAGCCCTGCATTACACTCTGCGAGTTCGTTGTTGCAAACTCAATCATAAACAACTCTTTAATGATTGCGTCAATCAAAAAGTCGTACTGCTGATAGCCTTTACCCACGTTGCGGCAACGCGTTCTATACGTTCCTCTTGTAATGCTTACGAGAACGGTCTGCCCCGATTTCGACTTAACTTTCTGATTTTGCGCGTCATAGTTCTTATCGCCCAACGCAACCAAAGAGCCCTCGTATTTTCCAACAAGGATATAATCGAGTTCGTTGCCTTTTCCGTCAACAAAAAGAGTTCCGAACCCGTCGTAACGGCAACCAGAAATTTGGTGCTTGTAAGAGCCGTCGTCATTTTTCGTAATTTTGGTATAAAATTTCGGTATACGGATAAACACGTTGCCGTATTCGTCCACAACCTCTTTCATTTCACACCACGGAAAGCACTTGTCGAAGTCGCTCGTGATTTCACTCACGCCGCGAGCATAGGAAAGCCCCGCCGCAGCGTCCGTTCTGGTAAGTGTAGGCGTAGATTTTCCCACGCCGTCAACGCCATAGATTTTTGTTTTTTCTAATAACATTGTTTGTCCTCCTGTTATTATTGATTGTTATTTTCAAGGTTTGTAAGCCTTTCGTTGATTGATTTAATTGCTTTGTCAATTTCGCCGCCCTTTGTATAGCCAGCGGCTTTTTCAGCCTCTACCGAATAATAAGACGAGCCGACGCTCTGGTGTTCGTTTTCTATCGTTACTCTCAATTCCTGACAAGCGTCAGAAACTTTCTTATTGATTTCTGTATTCGAGTAGGTTTCCGTTTTTTTGTAAACGTCGCCGATTGCGACAGCCCCCACGTCAGCGGCGGTAAGTACAATATCCGCAGTAAGCGGCTTGCCGTTGATTTTTCTGCTATCCGCAACGAGCCCGCTTATAAGAGAGGAAACGTCGATATTGATAACGCTGCCGCTTTGCAACGTAAGAGTTAAAATTCCGTTCTTATACGAGCCGTTAGATATAAGGCTTTCGATAGGCAAATCAACCATATCCGAACTTAAAACTTTGCCCTCGCTGTTTTTAAGGGATATAGTAAGTTGATAATTTGACGTGTTGAGAGATACGCCTATACTAAACCCAGCGGCGGCAAGCATATTGTCGTATAATTTGAATTTTCTATCGATACCGCCGCCCTTTGTGTAGTTTCGGGCGTGTTCCGATTCTTCCGCCCAGAAAGCCGCGTGAGCGTAAATTTCTTTTTGGTCGATTTCGCTCATTGAATACGTTTCGCTTTTCTTGTAAGCCCCTACGTCGGCTGCGGAAAGCACAATATCGCCGCTAAGCGGCTTACCGTTTATCGTTCGAGTTTCGGAAACAAGCCCGTCGATAAGGTCTGATATATCAATTTCAATAGAGTTATTATCAACCCCCTCTTGATTATTTCGGAGCGTTAAAGTAAGTTTTTTCGTCGCTGCGTTGTAACTGCCTTTAATAATTATTTGTTCGAGCGGTAAGTCGATTTCCTTACTTTCACTTAAAACAGTACCCTCAAAGTTTTTTAGTACCGCTTTCATTTTGTAGGTAGATTTATCTATTGTAAGGTCAATCTGAGAACCAAGCAATAAGTCCTGCGCGTCCGTGTAGCCTTTATTTGCCGCGCCGTTTGCTGCCGTGGGAATTGCACAGAAAAGTTGATTTTTCGCGTTATAGAGCGGAATTGCGCCCGCAAGAGGGCTTTCTGAAATAAGAACGGTAGCCTGCGAACCGTCGGGCATAATTATATAAGCACGCTTATATGTATTAGTAGCCGTTACTTTATCGAGTTTCTTGCTTTCAAGGCTGGAAATGTTCCCCGTGTGTATTAAATCTCTTCGCAAAAGACTGCTAATAGCCTCTTGCAGCGTTGTTAGTTTGCTGGACGAATATTCGTCGCCATATACTTTAAGAATTTTGGTCGCAAAATCGCCGCTTGTGAATGCCTCGGTAAGGTCTTTCAGAGTTTTAACGCCGTAATCGTCAAGAACTACGCGGATATAACTCTCTGCCTCCTCGCCGCAGATTGCGTCTTGAATCTCATTGATTTTACCAGCCAAAAACGTGGCAAGTTTATCGAACCACAGTTTTAATTCCAACGAGGATAAACCGCCTTGTCCGTACTGCGCCGAGTTATTAGGACGCGTTGCCAACGCCTGAACGCCGTTTTTGGTAATCTGCGTAGAGGTTATTTTTTGTAAAGTTTTTGTTTCGCTCATATTGTTACCTCGCTTATTCTTTATATCGTCCAGCCACTCTGTATCTGAACGAAACATAATAGAGCGCAAACGGTTTCAGATACTCGTCGGAATAAATAAAATACTGCTTTTCAACCCATTGTTTCTCTTTTTCTTTTACCGCAAAAAGGCTTTGCTCGGTAGTATTGAAAGAGAAGTCGGAAAAGTCCATATCTTCAAACGAAAACAACGCGCTGTTGATACGCGCTATCTGCTTATATGGCGTTTTATTTGTCCTGACTTTAATCTTTGCAGCCGAATTTCTGAAAGATTTTGTTTTTATAACCGTAGAACGCTTTATCGTGGTTTTTGTAAGGTGCGGAATCTGGCAGTTATCCATAAGCGTGGCGCACCCGCTGAAAATCGTCCTTTCGTCGAAATTGTACGTTTTTGGCGGCAGTTCGCCGTCGTCGTTCCTTTGGTCGAAATTAAAAGAACATACAACACCGTTTACGCAACCAAAGAACAAATTATCGTCTATCGAACTTAACGTAGTTGCTTTTTGGAAAATACCGCCCGTGTAGTTGCCGTATTCTTCGCATAAATACAAATGCCTTTCTTTTACCGTATTCGTGAAAATGTCAACAACTTCGTGAATGGTGTAAAAAATATTTACTTGTATTTCCATACCGTTGAAATTCGCCGTTACAAACTGTGAATATACCTGACGGCTTTCGTTGCCTTTATCGTCTGCCGAATTTGCAACCGCGCCTCGCAAGTCTTTCGTTTCGTCGGTGTCGGAATAATACACCGCCTCCGCAAGTTCGATATTATATTCCCTGTCCTCGTGAGTGATTTTTATATCTCTAAACTCATTCGGCAAAATGCTCGAATAATGATATTCTCTGTATTGACCGTCGTATACACCAATACCCTCTAAATAATACCACTCATACTGCAATGCCCCTGTTTCGTCGGCATATTTTTGTCTGCTATCTGCAAGAAATATATTCCCGTCAACCAAAAGGCATAAATACCCACCCCACTCTTCGAGCACACAATTTTTCAGTTCGGAATTAACGAGTTTTGAGTCAATAAGGTAAGACCTATGCTCGTTCACTCTTTCGGACGATATTTTTAACTGCGAAACGCCCTCAACGCCAAGCCGAGAAATAAATATCGGATCGTCAAGGAAGTTGCAGCACGCCCCGACACAACCCAGCCCAGACAAGCCCTGAACAGGCGGATAAATACGCGGCAGTAAATTTTGGTTGCTATTTGTAGCCGTATGAAAATAAATCGAACTATCCTGCTGAGTATCTGCTTTAAGCACCATAAGCGTATCTGAAACGCACATAATACCAGTTATAGGCGACAAACCTACACCGTCCTGCATATAATTGAGAATACCGAAATAAGACGGATCTGCGTACCCTGTGCTGTTTCTGCCGCAATAAAAAACGTAATTCGGATAATCTGGGTTTCCAGTACAGAAAACCCTGCCGTCATAAGTCGTACAAAGCGTACACTTTGAAATCAATTCCGAAATATCCGACATATTTTCGGTTACACCGTCTATTGACGTGTATTTTTTCGACGCTGTTATCTCAATGCCTGCATAGCCTTGCTCATAGCCCGAATCTTCGGGTTTTTGCGGCGCGCTTGAAAACGTTATTTTGCCGTTGGTAAGGTCTACCGTATAATCGGTGCCTACCGTTTTTGCCGTACCATAAACCTTTACAGAAACGACGGAATCAAGATTGTTCTCGTTCATTAAAAATTCTTTCGTCGTTCCGTCGGCAATAAACGTATGCTTAAATTTCGGCGTGAGAATATTGCGTTGTTCGTATTCTGTGCCTATATTCGCATTTGCGCCAGCGGGAATTATACCGATATACGTCGTCGGTATATACGCAGAGTTTTTTACCTGAGAAATACTGCTGCCGTCGTATACAAGATAATTTTTCCCGTCTAAAATATACAATCTGTTATTAAAAACAAAATGCTGACTTTTGTGACGATTCATAAATAAATACAAAACGTCACTATTCGGCAAAACATACTCATAATACGAAATATTGAGCACTTCGCCTGCGGATAATTCAGAACTGACGATTTTCAGCGTTTTGCTTGACGCCGTATACTTTGAAATGTTTAGAGTGATATCTTCGCCTGTTTTTCTATGCAAACTAATTACAGCATTGCAGGGAAATTCCAAAACTATATCAAATGTTTTTATAGTTATCCCGTTGGTTTCAACTTCCGAAGTAGGCTCTGGAAGTTTTATTTCGCTTTTAATTGGTACATTTACCGACTGTGGATAATTACGCCACAACCAAAGGAATTGACCAACGTGGACGAGCACACTCGTTTTTACGGTGTCGCCAGACTTATATTGAAAATAGATAATGCCGTAAACCTCTTTCCCGACGTTATCGGCAAAAACACCTGTTGCCACTCCATTTGCAGCAATACTTGGAGTTTTCCCAAAATTACAGCGTTTACGAAAACCCGCAATAGTTTCCAGTGCGACACCCTGTTTGCTGCGATAATCTTTGTACATATTTACAGCATAAGCAAGGCGCGACGGGTTGACTTGCGTATGGTCATTAGAAAAGTCAACGCCTCTGAAATTGCCGTAATATCTGTTATACTCAGTCGTTCCTTTGCTGAGATTTTCCCTTGTTTTGAATGAATATGCCATACCCTACCACCCGTTTCTGTTTCTGTAAACGACAGGCTCTAATTTCTTTGCGGTGGCATAAATTTCGGCTGCCTGTTCACGGTAAAGCGAGAGATAATACTCTGCTTTTGTTGGCTCGTCGTCAACCCAGATATAAGCCGCCACAAGGTTAGGTAAAATCGCGCACAAATCGTCGTCGAGGTCGATATTCGTTGTTTCCGCATTTTCATCCTGATTGATTGACGAGATTTTTCTATTATACCTAACGCTATATGAGCCTTTAACAGACGCGGGAATAAGGAGCGTTGCGTCGCCAGATACAAAATAATCTGAATCAAGCACAAAGCCCTTATTTTGCCCCGCGTCTGCTATCGGAGGACGCACAAACGAGGCGAAATCGTTTGCGAGGCTGGCAAAATCATAAGCAACGTATTCCGAAAAATCGGGAATATCCGTTACTTTTCCAGAGCGCAATTTATCATACATTGCAACGTTTTTTACCCATAAAATATATTCGCCAGCAAAACGCAAGCGTACAGTTCCAGTATAAAACTCGCTGCCGTCTTTGATAAAACCTCTGTATTTGGTAAAACTGCCGTCGGCACTCATAAGAGTTTCCGAGCCTATTACAGCCCATTCGTCGCCAGCAATATTTTTTTCGATAATTAAAGTTCCGTTGCCGTTGCACTCAAAATAATAAGCCTTTGCACCGTCGGCAACGAAAATAAGAGCCTCGTCGTCATTACTGACGGGCTCGCCCTTGTCATTTCCGAGTAAGTTATCTATCGGGAAATGGCTTAATTCGTATACTTTTGTTTTCGGTCTTAACCGATTTATCTGAATAATAGCCCTGTTTACGGCTAAGTAAAATCTGTCGTTATCTTCGAGCGAGGTTTCAAAGCCTAACTGCGCTACGGAATCGTAGAGTTCTTTTATGGTCATTACAAAACCTCCTTAAAAATATTTTCAGACGGGGCTTATATCTCATAACTACAAGCCCCGCTGAAAGTCTAAATCGCAGCGTTGCAAAGCGGGAAACGCGCGGGCGACTGCGAATTTAGGTTAAGCAAGTGCCAAATCGGTGGCGTTGGTAACTGCGGACGAAGATTTGACGGCAAGCAAAATGTGTTTCCAGTTCGAGAAACCTATACCCATACGGCAGTAACCGTTGTAAATAAGGTTACGGGTATGAATATCAACCTCGCTCTTAATATCGAGCGCAACACGGTTGTAGAACATATTTCCGAGCAAATTCTCGTTTGCCTCGGAGGACATAAGCATAAATCTGTCGTCGTTGGTTTCCCAGCCGTCAAGAATTACGATAGTCCAGTTGCCGTACTGCGTGTTAATATCGTTGTAGTCCGTTCCCGTCGTTCTTTCCGAACCGATAACCTTTTTAACGTCGATTTCGAGTTCGGGGCGGTTGGACGGCAACACGATAATATCGGGCGTATAGCCGAGGGTTTCGTCGTTTTCGTCCTTAAAGTTACGCATTTTGTTCGCGAGAACGCCGAGAGCCTTTTCGAGTTTCGCGGTATCGCCGCAAAGTTTATCGTCGTAATAGAAATTCGACTGCGTTTTGCCTTTGAATTTCGTTGCCGCATATTTATGTGCATTGTGGAAAAGCGGCAAACCGTCGCCCACGGTCAAATCAACGGTAGCCTTATTAAACGTACCGCTTGAACTTGTACCGTTCGCCAAAGCCCACGCGCCGAGTTTAACGCGCGTTTTGTAATACGCACGGATAAACCCTTTCGGTCTGTTTCTGAACTCTGCGGGAAGTCCGAATTTTGCGTCGTCGAGCATTTCCTTTGTGATAGTAAATTCTTTCATAAAGGGAATGTGCTCAATCGTCTTTTTGAAACCGCTTTCGGGCGCGTCATTTTCCGCGCCTGCGCCCTCTTTCGTACTCTGGAACAAACCGAAATCGCCTTGCCCCATTACGGTTTCGGCGTAACGTTTCGATTTTTCGACGTTGTAGAGAACGTCAAGCAGAGTTTTCTTTTTTTCGAGAATGTTGCTCTCGTTTTCGATAAGTGCTTTAATCGGGTGTTCAAACTTTCCGATATACGGATCATTCGTTCCCGCAAGTTTAGAGAATATAATACTCATTTTTATGCCTCCTGTTAATTACTCGAAGATTACTTCGATTTCGTCGCCAGCAGCAGTTTTCGCGTCGAGAGTATCGACAACGGTCGCAACGCCGCTGGTGGTTACGTCCGTAACGCCTAAACCGTCGCTGTCAACGGTTACTTTACTGCCGAGAACAACCGCAACTGCCGTACTGGAATAAGTTACAGGAACGGCAAAAACCATATTTTTTGCAATTCTGTAACACGGCAATTTTTCAGCCCCAGACGCGGGCGCGGAATAATCTTTCGCTGCAATGTGAGTGGGTTTCGTAGTACCGCTGGCTTTCGTCAGTTTCCCGCTGGAAAGAACGAGTGCCTCACCCATAACAAAACTTTCGCTCGCGGTTACGGGCAAAAGTTCCATTTCGGGAACATTCATTCTACCGTTGATAATTTTTCTGAGATTAAACATTGTGTTTGCTCCTTATAAAGTTTTTTTGTAAAGTTGGAAAATCTCTTTATCCGTCTTGTTCGGGAATATTTCCCGCCACTCTTTAAGAGTTGATTTCGGCATTGTAACACTGTCGCCCGCCGCCTTTTTCGGTGCAACGGACGTTATGTGCTTTTTGCCGTCATTTGCCGCTTTCTGCGTTGCAGCAGCGGACTGTTTCGCTCTTACGTCGTCGCCTTTAACTGCCAGATAGGCGGTTTTTACGTCTATTCCGCTATCTCTGAGCCGTCCGAATTTTGCAAATTCGTCGATATTTGTAAAAGCGTCTTTAATCTGCTTAGTTTCAAGCAGGTCTGGGAACGATTTTTTAAGTTCCGCAAGGTCGTTTGCTGCAAGCGTTTCAAACTTCTGTCGTCTGAGCGTTTCTCGCGCCTGCGCAACTTCCGCTGCGTCGCTCTTCGTTTTGCGGTATTCTTCAAGGCTTACGCCGTCCGATTCCGCTGCTGCTTGCTCTAATGCCTCCTCAACGTTATCCCCGTCAACCTTAATACCGAGTTTTTCCAGCGTTTCTTTCGTCTGAGCGCGGAATTTGTTGTTTTGCTTTTTAAGGTTTTCTATGATAGCGTCTTTTTCGTCTTGACTATCGGCGGCGGTGCTGTTATTGTCCTCGCCGCTTTCGTTCGAGCCGTCGTTTTCTTCGTCTTGCTCGTCTGAGTTTTCGGATTCGTCCAGTTCGTCGTCCTCGTCAAGATCTACCTCGTCGTCAATCTCTTCGCTTTCGTCTGTTTCCGATTCTTCGTCGGTAGCCGCACCGAGCTCCTCGTCTGAATCGCCGTCAAGGTCAAAATCCTCGTCGTTCTCGATTTCCTCACTACCGTCGGTATCTTCGTCGTCTAAAAGCGATAGATTCTTTTTGTCAATTTCGCCAGCCATTTATGTGTTCCTCCTTTGGCTTATTTCGATTTCTTTCCGTTTCTAAGGTCGGAGCCTTTAACGACCGTAGCCTTAGGCTGGTCGGTTACGGGCTTAGGTGCTCTGATAATGCCACCCTTGTTAGTGGCGTAGGGGTTTCCCTTATTTCCGCGTTTCTGCATAACTAACAACCTCCTTTTTGAGAATTTTTATAAAAAGAAAATGAGCCCCCAATACTCTTACTGGCAAGAGTGGGGGCTCAAATCTCTTCGGACTTTGGCACTAAATGTGTGTATGCAATTTTTGCTAATCGGCTTTTATGGAATAAATACGCCCGCAGAACTTACAAACAACGGTTATTCCCTGACATTTACTGCCTTTTGTAAAACCGACTGCGTGTATTGTCTTTTTACAATGCGGGCAAATCGCCTTTTTTACTTCCGTATCTTTTGGAATTTCTTCAAGTTGAAAAGCCATATTATGCTCCTTTACGCCGTTTTGCATTGTAATTATATCATACTATTTACTCAAAATTGTACCCGAAAAATATTGTGTGTCGTTAATTTACTCGTCTTTTCAAAAGATTTAAGCAAAAAAATACAAGTTTAACAATGTTAGACACCTCGTTTTTCATTGCAAAAATAATATCGTTATGCTATAATAAAATAGCCAAATAACTTACAAAAGAAAATAAATCGCGCTCTTTTACAAAGAAAGGGCGCAGATTGCGTTATTTTACGCGACAACTCTATTCCAAATCAAATTTGATAAAAACGCAGATTTTACGGGATAGAGTTACATACATATATCTTTGTAAGTTGTTTGGCGACGACGAAGTTTGCGTTTTTTGTGCGCTGGCTTTGGTCGGCGCACTTTTTATTTTCAGGGGCAACAATGAAGATACTACTGCTTTTTATAGCCCTTATATTGATACTGCCTTTAATCGGGCATAGGCGATATGACAAAAGCGACTACTGGGATAATGTCTTAGGACTGTTAGGCTATTTCTTTTTATTGTTTGTTTTGATTATAGTGGTAGCAATATTAAAAATATAAATTAGGAGGACATAGGAATATGAAAAAACGCTTTCTTGCGACAATCTGTACAATCTTATTTATTTGCTGCTTTTTAACTGGCTGCAAGAAAACTTGCACCGTTACGATTGTTTCGACACCAGTCAAAACTACTAACAGTCAAGGTATTTACGCTCAATTAAATGCGGATAAATACAACAAAACTTTCACAATAAAGGTTGAAAAGGACGGCATAGTCGGCACTATCGACGTTCCCTCGCCCGAATATGTTACCTTTTGCGGCTGGTACACCGATAAGAGTTATACTTATCAATGGAACCCTGCAATAGATACGGTTAAGGGCGATATGACGCTTTATGCAAAATGGGAAAGAAAATAACTTATAAAAAACGGGCACTCCGAAAAGTGCCCGTTTTCTTTTATGCAAGATATACCCTGCCATTTCTTACCGTAAGCCCGCACATTTTTGCAAGTGCGGTTTTTTCTTCGGAAGAAAGCCCAGATTTTGCAATGTACTGCGCTACAACACGTTTTACTTGCTTTGCCGACACGCCCGAAATATCGCCGTCGGATATCGAGTAACCCGAACTCATAATAAGAATGAGTTTTTGCACCATATCCAAATCGGTTGACATTGTGTATTGTATCAACTTTTGTTTCCGAGAGCCGCTTATAGTTTTGCCGCTTGACGTAACGTCTGCCTCGATACTTTTCGTCGCAAAATAATAATCGTAATATGTATCGTAACCTATGCCGAGTTTGTTAAGGTTTGCAGCCTTTTCATACACGGTTTTATTATACGATTTTAACGCATATTCTGCGCCTACCACGGTACTTATCGCGTCGAGATAACTCATATCGAAATTGTTATCAGAGAGATCGTATTTGCCGAGTTCTTCGTATAAATACTTTGCATTTGTCAAACTGTCTTTCATTAAAGCATTTATAGCAGCCTGAATAATCTGTGTTTGGCTTAATCTTTCGTCTTTTGATAATGCCGTATTAGTCTGGATCTGGCGTTTTTGCGTATACATATCCGAAATCGTGCTTTTAATACTGTTCAGATATTTAACCGTCGCTTTCGCCTTTGCGTCGCCGTCGGTTTTTTTATAGGTGTATTTCTCTATCTGCGAATAAAATTCTGTGCTCCACCTGCTATTTATCGTAGAATTTGCAAGCAAGTTTTTCGATACAATGCCGCTTTCTGCTTGCATAGTAGTTGCAGGCAAAACAATATCCGTTACAATGCCGCCATACTGGTCGAGCAAGTAATCAATCTTTTTGGGGGAATAGTTGAATACTTTTCCGAGCCAGATTGCTATATTGCTCGTGCTTTCGTCATAGCGTTCGGAGGGTTTCGTATTTACAAACTTCTGCCCCTCGATAGTACCGCCATACCACGTCGTATTTGTTTTTATATCCGTAATCGGACTAAAAATAGTACGCGTAAAATTGTCAACAGGTGTAACCGCAGAGGCTATATTGCTTAAATACCCCTCCCACGCGTCCTCGTCGCCCTGCGCATACCACTTCGAGCGTAGATACGCGCCGCCGAATACGCTTACCACTCTGCCTTTCGGAATTTTAAGGAAATTGCCGTCGCCAAAAGACAACACATAGTTGTTTTCTTTAACGTAATCGGAAAGATTGTTGTAATCTTCGTCATCGTCGTGCAGCAAATCATTAAGAGCGGTTGCCGCTATGCCGAGCATAACACTACGAACGATAAGATTTATCCACGATTGCGCCGCGTCCTTACCTGTATAGGCTCTTACCATTTTTGAAAAGCCCTGAATTGCGGGGTTTAAGAACGGCATAATCGTTGCATTAAGTTTCTTTGCGAATATACCTCCTCTGCCGAAGTTCGTAGTAACGTCTTGCGCTCTCAAAAGCGATTCCTGAACGGATAAACCAGCCTCACGCGAGCAAATATATTCTGCAAGTCTGGGTGCCATTTCGATAGCGTTCGAGGCTGCCTCTACTTTTTGCCCTGCTTTCTGGATAGCATTCATATTTTTGTAATTTAAGCCTTTTTCGTAGTCATATACACTTGCAGAAGTAATGCCCGCCGCCTTTGCCTCTTGCCAGTAAACGCCGTTACTTGCAATTTGTTTTCTTGCCTCCATATATGCCGCAGCGAACTTTCTGAGCGGATAGCGGGTATATAGCCCTGCGTCCTGAATATCTCGTATCGGGTTACGGAAGAACGAAAAGAACGGGTTAAACGATGTAACAAGTTTCTTAAAGGCAGAGTTTAATTTCGCCGCCCCGTTAAGAATAGCGTTGTTAAACGCGCTATCGCCAGACGGCTGAAATGCCTCAATACCTTTGTAAAAATTACGCGACGTTTCCACCGTAACGCGTTTACCGTCGTGATAAAATGTTATCTGGTGGGTATTTTTTGTTTTATCCTCAAAGGTTTTTACAAGCGTATTGGTATCAACGTCAATGCTTGCGTCCTCTGTCGAAACAACTCTGAACTCGTCGTGTGCTTTACCGTTAAGTACGTCTACAAGCAATTTATTTGTTCTTGCCGACGCATATTTTTGTAAAGTCTGCTGGGCAACGGTATTGTCTATCGGCAAAATACGAGTATCTGCGCCAATTGCTTGCTTTTTTGCATTGTTTACGCGAATATTGTTCTTGCCCTGTATGGTTGCAATACCGCCTGCGTGTTCTTCTCTAAGCGTCGGAACATAGTGCGGATAAAGTTCCCTAAGGTGGTCTGCGTATTCCTGCGAATACATACCGCTATCAACCGAAAGTTGCAAGTTGTTGTCATTGAATTTCCATACTTTTTCTGCAATTTTCTTAAACTGCGGATAAACCGATTCAATCTGCGCTATCGCCGCGCGGCTATCTGCTGCCGTTACATTCTCGCCAAACACGGGTTTCCCCACCGCCATACGGTCGATATTGTGATAATGCAACAAATATTCCTGAAATTTTGCGTAAGCCTGCCCGTCTTTTTTATCGAGCGCATATATCGGTTGCCAGATTTTGCCCCACGATTCGCCTAAACGTGTTTCGCCGTCAAGACTAAACTGTGCGCCCTCTATATCGAGTGCGTTCATACCAGCGTTTTTGCCCGCTCTGACGTAGTTTGTTACCGCAGTAGCGTCCTGAATACCAGCCTCACGCATAACCCTTTCAACGCCAGCCTGCGCGTTTGTCATAGCGATTTGGAACCCCTCTTTATACTGTTTCGTGTCGCTCTTAACTTGTTCTGCAAACTGCTCTTTTGTAGCCTCTTTGGTTATAACGTCTTTAACCGAAACTCTGCTGTTCGGTAATTCCGTCATAACCTTATCTGAGCCTTTCGTGCTGTCGAGTTTAGCCTGTTGCTCTTCGGAAAGCGCGTAACGAATATCTGCTGCGGTAGTAGGGCTTGTGTTTGTTACGTCTTTTATCTGGTTTTGTTCCCACGCAATGTAATATTTTTCGTATTTGCCGTAATTGACCTGAATACCGTCATAACCTAACACTTTCTTTATGGCAGCGTTCAACTCGTTCGGATAATAGCCAAACATTGTGTTATCGGTAAACATTCCGATTTCGTCCATTTGTGCGGCAACTTCTTTTATAACCGATTCCGTCGCCCCCTCAATCCAATACCTCTCGCTGTAATTTCCGAGAGGACTATCTTCCGCGCTGTAAATATCGGGGTGAAGTTTCAGTATTTTTTCTGCTTGCGACTGAGTAACTGGCTGCCGATAGAATTGATCAATCGTTCCACCCTTGTCGGTAACTTCAACAATAAACGGGTTTTTAATATTTAAGTACCCCTCGATTGTTCTGTTTCCGTAATTTTCCGCGTGGCTTTTATTTGTTGTAAAATAGTATCCAGAGCCAAACTGGTCTATGCCTTTACCCACTCTGCCACTATCAAACGTGTAAAAATCATTATTCGTGCCGTGATATACCACAAGCAAATTTCCGTCGTTGTCGGTAACTTTACTGTCTGCAAAATATTTTTGCTGTTCGGCAGATAAAACTCGCCCCTCTGAATCCATTTTCGACGATAAAGCATATTTCTTGTTGACTTTTTCGTTGTTTTTGGATATACTATTATCAGAGAGAGCGTTCGACCGCCCTGCAACCTGTGTGTTGTTACTGGTCGAATTGCTCTCTTTTATTTTTACAATATCGTAAAAAGTGGCAACATTGTTGCTGCCCTGCGCGATAAGCAATTCGCCCTTGAACGTTTTTCCGTCAAGAATAAAAGACACATTATACCTGTTGAAACCGCCAGCATTTACAGGTTTTGTATGCTTTGCGCTTTCGTGCCCGATAAGTTCGCCTGTCTTTACAAGGTTTATAAGTTCCGTTGACGCTCGCATTTTTGCCGAATATTCCGAACCGCTCTGATTAAACAGTCTTTGTGTGTCTTTTGAGTGAGTATATTCTTTTTCGGATATTCTGCTATACGTCGTTCCGTCAATAGTTTTGCCTCTGAAACGTTCTTGAATATATTTTCTTGCAACGTTACCAAGTTCTTCGCGTTGCACGCCGTCAAAAATATGCTGGTCGGTATCGACAATAACTGTATCTTTGCCGTCAATAGACGCTATACTCATTCGGCTTGTATTTGCAATGCCATTTGCAATTTTACCCTTATTTTGATTATACAACGCCTTAAATCTGTTTTCGAGAATTTGTACGTCTGCCGCAACCGCCGTATCGACGGCGGCGGCTTTTTTCTTAAAACCTTTAAGCCAGTTTAGACAACGCTGTATAAACGTCGGTTTTTCTGCCGTAAGTTTTGCAAGCATATTGCGATTTCCGAGCATTTCTCTCACATAATGCGCCGTAAGTTCGGACGGTAAAATTTCCTCTGCAAACAAAGCCTCTTCGTTCTTGTAGAGTTCCTTATACGCATTCTCGATTTTCGCCTTTTCTGCGGGGCGTGCGTCGTAATACTCGGTTGCCATTTTTGCTATATCCGAATATCCCTCTGTTCCCTCGAAAGCGTGCGCAAGTTCTTCAAGAGTGACTTTTTCTACGGAATTTACGCTGTCGGGGCTTAAATAAATTGTATTATGCCCGCTGCGCGAATAACATACGCCGTCAACGGCTTTTGCTTTACCGTCGCTGCTCTTAGCGGAAATATTCGCAAACCCTATGCCAGTGCCAATATCGGCAGCAATTTGTGCCATTTGCTTTATTTTTACGTTATCCACGCCGTAACGCCACCCAGAGGCGATAGTCCACTCAACCTCTAACTTCTCGCCATAAGAAAGGTTTTCGTAGCCTTTTACGTTGTTTCTTGCGTAAATTTCAGCGCGTTTCATTTCAAGCGGTTTTAAGGTCTGGCTCTTATTTCCTGCGGGTTGGCTATTGAGTTCTGCTCGTTCCGAAAGCGCATAACGAGATTTATTTTTCGGTTTTTCGGACGTATTCTCGTGAATAAGCCCGTCCTCTTTTGCCGCTGCAAACAATTTATCGAAAGCCGCATTTATACGCGTCCTTTCTTCGCCGCGCGGCATAATATACGCTACTGTTCCGTCGGCTAAAACAGCCCCCTCGGAATGTCCAGAAAGGTAATCGTTGGACTTTGCCGTCTTGTCGGTTATATACGACGCAAACGCCCTTGCAAGCATTTCACAGTTGGATTCCCAATACCCGCCGTCTTTACTATGCGTTGCACTTATTTTCAGCGCGTCTTTGTAGTATTCCGTTTTTTCTTTTACTTTAACGTCTGGCGTTAAACCTGCGTCCTGAACGGCGTGCGCAAGCGCGAGCCTATCTTCTTTCGCTAAGCCCTTGCCTGTTATTTCTTTCTTCAAATCGCTTAAATCGTCCACAACAGAACGTTTGTTGTCGTAGAATTTAGCAAGAGCCTGAGCGTCGCCTTTTCGCGCCTGCTCTGTAAGTTCGGCAAATCGTTTGAAATCTGCCTCGGTTGCCATACGCTTGTAATACTTTTGATTGACATAATTTTGCATTGTTTCCTTGCTCATTTTGCCGTTTAATGCCGCAAAATTATTGTCAAGATAATATTTCAGCCGCTGCTGGTATCTATCCGCTTGTTTTTGGCTCGCAAGAGCGTTTTCTTCCACCGTGCCGTCGCGGTAAAGCATAGTGTTTACAAGTTCGGTTGCGGCGGCTCTTGTATTTTTCGGTAATTTACTGAAATTGCTCGACATTTCGGACTGATTTGTATCGCCAGAAATATAGTCCTCGAACGCGTGCCACCACTCGTGAGCAAGAGAGCCCGCACCATTCATTTTCGTGAGGTTTATAACTTTTCTCAGCGGCTCATAATGCGCCGCTGCCCCCGTCAAACCCTGACCGCGAGAGCCGAAACCGATATTAAGCGTTCCGTTAAGCGAAATATCCGTCTTTTCCATACCGAGTGCGTCTGCTAAATCGCAAAATGCGTCGTAGCCGTAATTAAGCGAGGTTTTTCTGTCGAGTTCGGAAAGCCAGTTGCCAAATTCGCCGCCTTTTATTCCGAAATCGCGTATATAATCGTCGCCTGCAATATCCCTGCCCTGACGATAATCGAGCCCCTCACGGTGAACTTCCGATAATTGCTGCGGCACATACCGCTGCTTACCAGTTTTAGCGGCGGTTGCAGACGTTCCGAAATGCTCTTTACCGTAAGCAAGAGCCTCCGCTACCGACTTAAAGCCTGTTGCAACACGGTAATGCCCTTTTACAATGTAATAATCGCCCGTTTCGGCTCTGCTCCCGTAAAAAGAATCGCTGGTTTTGCGAATTTCGTAGCCGCGCGGCAATTTACTGTCAGACGGAACACCAAACCCCTCCATTAGTGCGCGTTCGCCGAGCGCGTCAAAACGTCTTACCATATTATCTACGGCAGCCAAATAATTTGAGCCGTAGAGCGCAGGGCTTTTATAATATTTATCAGTCCACGTTAAACGACCGTCTTTTATCTCTGCATAACCATTTTCTGTTATCCACTTCGCGCCCATATTTTTGAAATCTTCGGCAGTTTTTGCGCTTTCAGCCATTTTTCTTATGGAGGTAATTTCGTCGGCGTAGAGTTTTGCCGCCGCCATAATATCCGCCTCGGACTTGGTGCGATAATTATATGCAGAGGACGGCGTGGTGTTAAGCGATTTATATATTTCGTTCTGGGCATAAAGCAACCCTCTGTCGCCGCCGTCCGCAACCGCCTGCTCCCAGTTCGGGCGTTTCCACACGCGTTCTTTCTTTGCGTACTTCTGAATTTCGCGGGCGTTCATACCCTCCATATCGGCAGAGGTAAGCCCTCGCGCCGCCCATTCGTCCTTACGCGCACCGCCTATTTTCTCGCCGAAATCAGCCTGTTTTTTTGTAGTTTTCTCTGTTTTTTCAGTCTTTGCCATTGCGTCCGTCGCGGCAACTTCTTTCGCCGTGCTATCGGCTGTTTTTGCCTGATACAATGTGCCTGCACCCTGATTGTCTATGCTCGTTTTTATAACGTCATAACCAGCGGCGGCAAGTTTTGACTGCATTTCGTCAAATTGAGCAACAGAAAAACCTGCCACTTTGATACGTTCGCTGTACGCTTTTGAATCTTTACCGATAAGCGTAAGAGAAAGCGTGTCAGCGACGGTCGTCGCGTCATTAAAAAGAGCATAGTAATACTCGCCGCTTTGAACAAGCACAATCGACTTACCATTTCCTTTTTTACTCTTAGAATACGCCTCTTTGCTCTTAAAATAAGCCTGTACGTCTTTCGATAAAGAATGAAATTCTTTCACCGTGAACTCTTTATATCCTTTACCGTCGGCAAAACCTTTTTTAAGTTCCGAATCAGTGATTTTATCCGCTGTTTCCGTCTTGCTTGCGGTTTCGGCTTGTTTCTTCGTTTTCGGCTGTTTGACTGGCTTTGCAACTTGCGCGGTCTGAGCGGCAGTTTGCGTTCCGTCAGCAAAAGACGCGGTATAATCAATTTTTACATTATCGTTTTTAATTCTTACGCCGTTCATAGGCATAATGCAAGCGTCGCCGTTTTTGCCTTTGATATACAGCACGTCTATATTAAAACCGTCTTTTGTTTGCTTATGTTCTGTAAGAAACGTCTGCGGGCTGTCGATTGTGTCGATAACTCGGCTCACAAGTTTTGTGTTATAATAAGTGTCGCCTATTTTGCTTATTGATAATTCGGACTTTTTTGCAGGAACAACCGCACGGATAGCGTCTGCGTCTATAATAACCTCGCGCATATCTGTACTATTTCTGTATTTATCCAAAATTTTGCTGAAATCAATGCCACCTTTTGCCTCGGTAAGTCCTCCTACGGTATCTGTGTAGGCTGCACAAAAATAACCGTCGCTCACATATTGAACGCCGTTCATAACATACGCGCCGTGTAAATTTTCCCGAACGTCTTTTGATAGTGTTAAGGAAACGAGCCTTTCACGCGCTTTATCGAGTTTAGGTCTTTTCTTCGCAGTAGTCTTTCCCCCTGACGTTTCGCTCTTTTTAGTAGGCTTAGCCGCCGCCCGTTCGGTGCTTTCCGCGCTTTGTGAATGGTATTGCTCTTTATACCATTTCGGCATTTCCTTGCCGTCGAGTTCGATTGCCCTATCCATTATTTCGACGTAAGGCTTTTTACCTGCGCGTATTTCGTCGGCGTGCTCGGAAATTGCTTTTGCCAGAGATTTTGCCGAATATAAACCCTGCCGTTCATAATCGGATAAATCGCCCATTGCATACTCTGCAACAACGTCTATATTCTGTCCGTCGGGCGTGTTGATAACCTTATCGTAATCAACAACGCCTAAATCGCACAGTTCGCCCATAACGCGCTCCGTCGCAACAGGGCTTTCTTTCAATTTGTTAATTTCTTGCTGCTTGCTGGTAGTAGTTTCAGCCTTTTTAACCGTTTCGCCGCCTTTTTCGGACTGTTCAACTGTATGTTTCTCTGTTTTCTTTGTTTCTGCTGCTTTTTTGGTGGTTTTTTCGGTTGTTTCTGTCGTCTTTTCAACAGCCTTTATCTTTTTAGGCTTTGTTTCTTCCACCTGTTTTGCAGTCTTTTTTTTGCGCTGAGCCGCATTTTCTTTCGCAACCTCGGTATTTTGCGCAACGGAAGATTGCCCCTCAGCATTCTTAACGGTGGGGGCGGCGGCTTGTGTCGCCTGTTGCGGTTGTCCGACGTTCGTTTTAGCGTTTGTTGCGGCAGACTGTGGCGTTATAAGGGCTTTTATAGCGTTGACGAGTTCGGTTTTTGTAAGAACGTGAGAAATATTGCCGTCTAAATAAAGCATATATTTTCCGTCGGCGGTTTTCGATATGCCTGCATAAGTCTTTTCGCTTACCTTAAATACGCTTATACCGTCCTTAAATGCCGTCTTGTCGGTAATCGTGTTTGCGTCTGCTACCGCCTCGTTTGTGTTGATAACACGCGCGATTTCTTTTTTCGCTGCCGACATAGCCGATAGTTCGGCTTTTTTACTCGTAAGCACTTCGCTATTCGTTGTTTGAATTTTATCCACGAAATCGTCGTAAGTAATAGAGTCAACGTCTATCCCGAAAAGGTCGTTTATACTTTTTTTCTGCTGCGGCGTTGCCTCTTTCTGGAAATTACGGAAATCGGCTTGCATTATTTCGCCAGCACGCTGATTTGAAACTGCGTCGTAAACAGAATCTTTGCTCATAACAAGTTGACCGAGCGCGTCGGCAACCGCAAATTGTGTTACAAGGCTCTTATTGTTTGTAAATTCTTCTACGCTATTAAAATGAAAAGGTTTGCCCGTACTTGCGTCAACAACACTTCTCTCGTTGATAGCCTTTACAAAACTTTCCGCGTTCGCAAGAATATTCGCTCTGCTACGTTGAATAATCGGCTCGAAAGTAAGTACCGTGTTCGCCGCCTCCATTTGACCGAGTATACGTTTTTGCGCAATCGATAAAGAGCCGTCCGTTTTGGGCTTTGCTGCGTCGTATTGATTCACAAGATTTGAAACGTATTGATATGCCTCGCTCCCTGTTGCGTGTTCTGTTTCATACTTTGCAAAACTACGCGCCGTATCAAGCGTGCTTTGCGTAAGCGTTGAATTTTGAGCAATGTGCGAACCCCTGACAATTTGCTTTGCCGTTCCGTAAACGTCGCCGATACCACCCATTAGCGCGCCAGAGATACCGCCGATAAGCGCGGCATAGCCGATTTGTTGAGCAGTAGCATTTTCTGCGTTTGGATCAACTTTTGTCCAACGCTGATAGTACGGATCGAGAAATTCACTCATTCCCTCCTCGAAAGCCTCGCCCGCAAAGTTAGAAATAATACCTTTCACTATTCCTTTCTTCGCCAGAGTTTTAGCCGTTTGTTTTGCAAACAATTTTGCGCCGACTTTACCTGCCGCACCAGTAAGCCCCTCTAACGCGCCCTCTGTTACACCGCTGATAGTTCCGTATAAAAACTCTTTTCCCCCGAGTTCGCCTGTTTTTTCATACGCAGACGTGACTCCCATACCAGCCGCTCCAAGCCCAGCCGTAACGCCAGCAATAATGCCAGCAGAAACGCTGGATAAAGTACCGCCAGAGAAATAGGCAATAGCCCCTGCCGCCGCAACCGCTGCCATTGCTGGTACAGAATTGCCTACGCCACCCGCAATGTCGCCAACAACCTGCATTGCTTTTGACGGGTTATACGCCTCGGTTATATCGTTCAATGCTCTACCTGATATGTTGTTCGCGATTTGAGCCTCTGCCCACTCGTCTGCACCAAATATTTTTGCTATGCCACCAGCAGTGTAGTCCCAGATACCCTCCAACATACTAAATGCGCCTAAGCCTGCTCTTTCGATTGTATAGAGCAAGCCGCTGCCCTGATTGTTTGCTCTGGCAGGACTATCAAATGTGCTAGAAAACATTTTCTGCAAGGTTGAGCCGTTAGGGTTAAGTGCCGATTTCATAGAATAACCAGATTCTGCAAGTTGAGCAAGGGTAGATTTCCTACCCGTGCCACTTACAGTTCCGCTTTTTGTAACTTTCGATAAAGTTGACATTTTTTACCTCTTACTTTTTATACTTCTCGTACATTGCCTTTAAGTACGCTTGATATGTTCCGTATTTCTTTTTGTCGCTGTTATTATTACGATTAAATTCGCGCTCCGTTCTTATTCCAGCGTTATACTTTGCAACGTCGCTATATGTGAGCGTGCCAGCCTCTGCTTTATTTTTTGTATCACTCGTAGGCGAATTATCGGCAGAATATTTTGATTGCACACGCGTACCGCCGCCCGTAAACGCACTAATAGCGTTTGCAAGTTCTGCGTCGTTATTATCCGATTTTAGTTTAGTCCAACCTTTGCTCGTATAAAGATACATATTTCCGTAAGCAACTATCAATCTGCCAGCATTTCCGTTTTCGTTGCTGTTTGTATTCCACCAGTTCCATAATGTGCCGCCGCCTGTATTAGACGGCGTTTTGGTCGCGTCGCCCGTCGCAATTCTATTGAGTTCTGAAATAATTTCACTATCGGTAATAGTAGAACTGCAAAGCAAGTCGTATTCCTTTTTGCCGTTTCCACCTCGCGAGGTAGCACCGATAGTAATATCAACGTCGTCATTATTTCGTCCGCTACCAAGCCCTTGTAAGTTCCAGCCGCCAGAACAAGCGTTATAATTTTCGCCGCCCGCTTTTTCTTTGAGGGTTTTATACATTGAGTAGGTCAGTTTTCCGTCCTTATACCATTGCTCAATATCCTTTTGCGCAGAAAGATAAGATTTAATTTTCTTTTGGTCGTCAGAACCGAAATCGGTGTTTGCGACAGTTTCTACGGTTACGGTAGCATACTTATTGTATACAGTCTGTAATTGCTCTTTGGAAATATAGCCCTTTGTGTAATAATCTTCGGCGGTTGCTATATTGTAATCAAGCGAGGTTACATCGCCTTTTGAAATGCTATCGTTGATAGTGTCAACGGTATTGTTACCCATTTGTTCGCGTATCGTCTTTTCGTATGTCGCCCTGTCCTCGTCCGACAAACCAAGTTTCTGTAAACCGTCAAGATATTCGTCAAGCGAGCCTGTTGCCGCTGCGTCCACGTTAGCGAGCGCACTTTCAAGTATTGCCTTACTTTTCTCTTCGGAGGCTTTATTTTTTGTATTTTTCAACAAGGTTTTTAATGAGGCAACCTGATCGTCTGATAGACCGTATTCTTTTGCTATGCCGTCAATCGCCTCTTCGGTATATGTAGTATTCGTGTCTTGAACGCCCGACCACAAAGAATCGAATACGTTTTGCTTTTTACTGCTCGCGGTCTGCTCTTCATTGTATTTTCTCTGCTCTTCAAGTTGCTGGCGTTCGTATTCGCGTTGTTCGGCTGTTTTTTGTTCGTTATACTTGCGCTGTTCTTCAAGTTGTTCTTCATAAAGAGCCTTTTCCGCAAGTTTTTCGTTCATTGCGGTTATATACTGCTGATATGTAGCCTGATTGTTTGATTTAGAGGCTATTTCCTGCGCCGTGGCAGCCTGAGCGTCTGCACGTTTCTGTGCGTAAGCCTGTGCCTGCAAATAATCGGAATAGCCGCCGCCCGTTAAGCCCATTTGAGCAAGCGTTTCAGCATTCGTTCCGTAGGTTGCTTTATTCTGCGCGTAGGCGTTTTCAGCGTTAGCCATAGCGCGGGCTTTCGTCTGCTCTGCTTGCTTGTTTGCAGCGTCAAGTTGTTCCTGATAGCCCTTTTTCATTTCAGCGATATAGTCCTCATAAGACATTTTACCGTCAGTGGTCTTATCTTCTTTCGTTTGGGCGGCGGGCGTTTCTTTATCCGCTGGCTCGTTTTGTTTAACCTGCTCGGCTTGCGACGGCATTTCTGTTTCCGCAGGCGATTGAGCAGGAATATAATCGCTGTATTTTACAGCAGATTGTTTCTTCTCAGGATATAAACTCTCGATTATTTCTCGTACCGCTGGGGCGAAATTATTTGCACTTTCGGTTTGATTTTTACTTGTGGAATTGCCAACAGACGGCTTAACTGTCGGCATTGTTTCAATACTGGGGTTGCCTATAATTGCCCCGTCGTCCGTTACGCCGCCTTTCTTACCGCCAGAAAAGCCGCCGCCCACAGTTCCGACGACGTTACTATCAAACTCTGGTTTTTTGATTGCAACCTGATTGTTAGGCAAAGACGAAATCGTGGGTTGTTTTGTTATATCGCCTATGTAATCGCTATAACCGTAGGAGTTTGCTTTTGATTCATACTTCAAAGCGGGCGTTACGCTGGGAAGTTTTGTTTCTTCGCCAGTATACGCACCTATATAACCGCTTTTGCTGCTTTTCGACGGCGTAGGAATGTTTATAAAATCGCCATAAGTGGGGTTTAGCGCGGGTAAGTTCGGCAACGATACATTATTTGCGCTGCCAGTACCGCCGACAAAATCGCCATATAAGCCGCCCGTGCCGCTATTTTTCCTCTTTTTGCTCGTGGTAGTTCCTAACGTTAAATTCTGCTTAATCATTGAGCCTTACCTCCCATTTTGTTAATGTATTCCAGATAGCCCTCTGCGCCGTCCGCACGCTCTTTTTCTATGTAAGCCTGCGTTTGCAAATCTTTGTTTTTCTGCTGTTCCGCCGCAAGTTGCTGTTCGAGTTGCTCTCTTTGCGCCTCTATAATACCTCTGATACGTTCTACCATATCTCTTGCGTCTGGATAATGGTGTCTTTCCATTTGTTGCCAGAAAATAAGCAGTGTTTCGAGTTGCTGCGGGTTTCCGTAACAACCGTTCTGGAAATTCAAACGGTTTTCGCTCCAAATCGTTTCCCTTGACTGCTCCACGTCGCCTGTCGGATCTGTTCCGAATAAATACTGTGTGTTGTAGTAATATTCGCCGTTTTCGTCGCGTTCGATAAAATCGTATCTGTTGAACTGAGCATTTTGCAGCCTGCCCATACTATCGACGTAAGACATTGCGCGCGGCTCGTCAGCGTAAGCGAGGTAGTAAAGGAAAATTACCTCGTCTATTTCGGCATAAGCGGCATTTTTCATTTTACGCTTGCTATCAAGCCGCCCCGCCGATTGATTGACCTGTATTTGCTTTGCCTTGCCGCTCTGAGCCGTTGAATCGGCTTGCCCTTGATAACTGTCGGTAATACCCATAATGCGCTTTGATTGCTGATAAAGTCGCTCAGACTGTGAAATATCCTGAGTTAAATCTACCTGCAAATCAATTCGCCCGAACAATTTGTAGTTGCCTTGCCCCACCTTGATTACGTTCTTATACAACCCGTTGTCGAATTGCCCGATATAATCTTCTGGCGCGGTAGGATATACGCCCGCGTTCATAAGTTTTTCAAGAATACGGCTCTCGATTTTGTTGATAGCCTGCTGTTGCGGACGAATAAACTCGCAATCGGACTGTCCGAAAAGGCTATCCTCTTGCGACGTGTTTTTTCTGATAATAATAGGGAATTTCGACGGTGTATAGTACGGCAGTTTCGTGCGTTCGAGTTTCGGCACTTGCACGGGAACGGTAGCGGGTATCATTATACCGTTTATCTCGTCCATAGCCACGCTGCCGTCCTCTAAAACGGCTTGCTGCTGCGATTCTTCCATTACTACCTGCCCGTCTTTCATAACAGGCGAGGCGGCGGGTATCACGCTGCCGTCGGAAAGTACAATATCGTGGTCGAGTTCCTCGTATTCGTCGTCTTGCAATTCATAGTCTGGCTTGTCGCAGGTGCATAATTCTTTACGCCGCCCGCAGTTCTTGCACACATATACCTTTCGCGAATAATAGTCCTCAATATCCTGCAATTCGGTATCGCCCGACCAGATATATTGACAGATTTTATCTTCGTCGTTTTTGTAATAGCAAACGTTGACGGTTGCGGTTTCGTCGGTTTCGCCGCCATTCTCGCTTTCGGTATCGTCTGACACGTCTATGGGAACGCCGTACTTACGCACTAAGTCCTCTTTCGTGGTTTCAAACGTAATAAAGCAGTATTCCATATCGTCAATATCGTAAATGCAAGGCTGCCCGACGAAATGCGACGGCGACCAGCACGTTATTTTAACGTCGCCCACCGTGTTATGTGTCTTTATCGAGTTATCCCACTCAACAAGCCAGATACTACCACCGTAAATCGGGGAATACCTCTCGTCTATGTCGTTCATTTTCTCGAAAGGCAGTTGATTGCGCTTATTTTTAAGCAGTCTTTCTACGCTTTTCGCGTTTCTGTCGTTCCGCTCGGAATATATCTCTGGCGTTACCGCAGTAGAGGGTAAATAACTTGAAAACTGGCTTTCAATAAGTTCATAAGTAATATTTCTACCTGTGAGCGCGGGTTCGTCGCTGCCGTCGATAATTAAATCGCCCTTGTATTGCTTGCTCCACTTTTCAAAATCGTCGCGGAGGGCTGCCTGTTGTCCTCTGGCATTCTCAAATAAGTCCTTGAAAAATTGTAATTTGTTTTCTTTATCTACACGCATTATAACGGTTTACCTCCCTTGCGTTTGATTATAATATCTCGTTCTTCCTGCGTTCTGGCGTTTCTGTAATCTTCCAGTTCGTCAGGTCTGTATTTGACGCGTTTGTCGCTTTCTGCCTCCGCAGGGCGCGTCCAGTAAATAGCAAAATACCTTGCCGCGTCTGGGCTGTGCGTAATTTCGTGCGGCTCGGTGGCGCAGTCTGTCGGGTGTTTCTCGTCGCGTTGCAATTCTGGCAGGTATTTTATAAGCCACTTGCAATTTGAAAAGATATGCAGCCGCGATACGCCGTCGGCATTAGGTTTCATAAGTTCTTTAAGCGCAAGCCAGCCCGCCTCTCTATCGTTGCTCGATTTCGTAAGTTCCAGCCCTGCCTCATAAAACAACGTGTCTTTCCCTTTGCCCGTTTCCTGACTTCTACCCCACAAATCGGGCGGCGCAAGCGTTGCATATATATTCTCGTTTTCGTCTGTAAAATCGAGTATTTTCTGGGCGGCGGTCGATATAGGCAAATCGCTTTCGCATAATTCTCGGTAAAAATAGCAGTTGTGCAAGTTATCCACAGCAACCCAGTAACAAGCCAACATATCGAGCCCGTAGTCGAAAACTCTGTACCGCCGCCATTCAGGAGGAATTGCGAACGGTGTACAAACGTGTATTTCGCGCCGAAATTCCTCAAAGTATTGCCCCTCAAAGTAGTCCCACTCGCCATTTAATAACCCTTGCTTTTCGCTGTCTGGCAAGTTTTCAAGACGCATAACGTAGTCTGGATCTTTTTCCATAAGAAATAGGTTGTCGTAAACCTTGCTCGGAATGAATATACGGCGAGAAATAATCGGTTTTCCGTCTGGTCTGTAACCTATAACCACGTCGTGCGGCTTGTTCCACTCGCCTATATCAACGAAACGTTCTTTAACCCAAACGCGCCCCGCGCCTGTCGGGTTTGTGGACGATTTCATATATTTCGGATAGCCGTTTGCGCCTCTCAAACGCGAAAGCATATATGTGTAGGTAAAGTTCGTAAAATGCGTCAACTCGTCAAAGCGGATAACGTCGTACTCTGCCGATTGATAATTGTACACGTCGGTTTCGTTTTGAAGATACCCGCAGTCGATTATGCTGCCGTTGATAAACGTGAACGTGTGCGCCGTTTGATTGTAGGAATATTTCCCTCTCGGATAAACCGCAAGCATTGTACGCAGAATAGAACGCTCCAACTCAGGATAGGTCTTTCTGAATATAATCTGCTTGCTTTTCGGATATTTCAGCGCGTACAGCATAGCGTCGATAACCTGCCCGTAACTCTTGCCGCCGCCCGCCGCCCCGCCGAACAGTACCTCTGTTGCCTCTGCCTCAATAAATTCCTGCTGCTTTTCCGTAATCTCTAAGTTTATGGAATTGTTTTCGGGCTTATTGTGGTTTCTTGACGACATTGATATTTACCTCAAACGGTTTTTCTTGCGTTTGTTCAAGCGCGGACTTGTCAACCATATCGTGGTCGTTAACAAGGATAAACTTTGCAAAATTGCTGTCATACTGTTTCGTTATGCCGTTGAGTTTTGCTATGCCGAGTTGCATTTCCTTTGCCCGCACATACGCGGTATCAAAACGGGGGTACTTAGCGCGCCAGTTCGTCAACGTACTCATTACTACGCCTATCTTTGCCGCAAACAATTCAAACGTCGGATATTTAGGCGGCATAATCATTTTCGGTGTCTTTCTGGTAAGGTTGCCGTCCTTGTCGTAAAATTCCTCGTAAATGACGGTAGGTTCAGGAACAGAGAAAAACTCTAAAAGCATATCGCAATATTTCTCGCTGTACTTATCCGCTGCTTTGTTTTCCTTTTGGAAACGTGTTTCAGAACCGACAGAATTACCTTTCTTAAACTGTCCGCTGTTGCTCTTCTTCTTTTTAGTTGTAGTGGTTTTTTTATCGCTCATTTTGTAAATTACCTCATTAAAACAAAATAAGCCCCACTCCGACTATTAGGAGCAGGGCTCTAACCTCTAAGGGTATTGGCACTATGTAAAGTATAGCATAGTTTTTACTTGAAATAGTACCCGAAAAATATTTACCGTCTTTCTCTTATGTAGATATAACTTATTTAGTCTTATATTTTATAATATATTT